CACATACTAAAGACGACTGACTGGGATGTAGTTATAACTGACTCATTTCGTCATCGTGGTGTCACAGACAGAATAACTTCTATCGGATGCTGGGAAGATAACAAGCACCGAGTTAAATTAGTTACGCACGATTTAACTGTTCCATTTTCAGACATAATGATAAAAGAAATAGGAGATATTGACTATATTATATCAATGGCTTCAGATTCACATGTAGACAGATCCATTACAGATCCAGCTCCATTTATTATTAATAACGTTGCCTTAATCGTTAATATGCTAGAACTTGCTAGAAAAATAAAGCCTCAAGTTTTTCTTCAAGTATCTACAGATGAAGTATATGGGCCAGCACCAAAGGGCTACGCTCATAAAGAGTGGGACACTATCCTTCCCTCTAATCCATACTCTGGTTCTAAGGCTGCCCAAGAAGCTGTATGCATATCTTACTGGAGAACTTTTGGAGTTCCAGTAGTTATTACAAATACAATGAACATAATTGGTGAGCGTCAAGATCCTGAAAAGTTTATTCCTAAGATTATGTATTGCCTTGAAAAAGATGTACCAATGACAATCCACGGCACTCCTGAAAACATTGGATCAAGATTTTACTTGCACGCAAGAAACCAAGCTGATGCTTTAGTTTATATTCTCAAAAACTTGCCAGCAACTTGTTATTCTGATTCAGATAGACCAGATAGATATCATATTGTCGGTGAAAGAGAAATCAATAACCTAGAGATGGCAGAACTGGTAGCAAAGTACTGGGGTAAAGAACTTAAGTTTGAGTTTCAAGATTTCCACACTACAAGACCAGGACACGATCTTCGCTACGCCTTAGACGGAACAAAGCTTGCAGAAGCGGGATGGGTAGCTCCAATGCCATTAGAGAGATCTCTAGAATTAACAGTAGAGTGGACTAAGCAAAACTCAGAATGGCTTTGGAGAGAATAGATAAAACTGTTTGAGTGTTGATTATTTCTAGTAATACTGATATAATTAAATCGTCATATTAACAGGCGCAAGCCACAAGAAAAAGGAATACAATGTCAGAAAACAAGTTCAAGTATTTTGAGGTTACAACCACTGCCTTAGTAAAGGCTAATTCAAAATCAGATGCCGAGAAGCTCTCCATGGGTCGTCGCGGTGTCACAGGCGAAGTATTGTCCAAGCACACGGAAATCGATCGCATCTCTGCAATCGACGCACGTGATATGCTAGAGGCCTAATTCTGTATTTGAATAGGGTAGTGGGAGGGGAAACTCTCCCACTACTCTTTATCTAAAGAGGTTATATGATTATTGCACAAGTTGTTGGAAGAAATGAATCCAACAGATTTCTTAAAGAAGTTTTAGAAAAACTATCTACACAAGTAGATAAGATTATATTTACAGACGACTGCTCTGATGACAACACGATGGAAATAGCAGCTGAATACTGTGAAGTTTTCCAGACACCTAAGCCTATGTTTGTTGAGCACGAAGGACAGCTAAGGGCTTTTGCTTGGGGCAACCTAAGTAACTTTGCTAAATTGGGCGATTGGGTTCTTGCTATAGACTGTGACGAAATGCTTTATCACGTATCAGATGCAGAATTAAAAGACGTAGTTAAGGTATCTCCTTATGACGTAGTGAATATCAAATTCTACCACATGTGGAATGAAACTCAGTATAGAGTTGATAAGGCATGGACTCCAACAAACAGTTCTAGATTATTTAGATATAAAGAAGATGGTGGTTTCTTAAATCGCAAGTTAGCTTGTGGCTCAGAGCCAAGTTATGTTATGGACTGGGTAAGACAGAGAAATTATTGGACAAATTCAGGTCTTGCAATGAAACATCTTGGTTACATAAAAGATGAAGACAAGAAAATAAAATTTGATAGATATTCCACATTAGATGGTGGAGCTTTTCATAATTTAGATCACATTAATTCAATAATAGATGAAAGCCCAGTCTTAATTGACTGGGGTAATTTTGGGATATAGGAAAATCAAATGATTATTTTAAACAACGCTAAAACAATTACAGCACTTACGGAAAAGATGAATAGCAAAGAAAAGTTTGCATTTGTTAACTTTCCTCGATCAGCTCTAATGGCTATGGGCAATTCTATTAGTGGAGATAAAAGACCAAATAAATATTTTACTAGGTCAATTCAAAACTCTTTCAACATAGTAGATAAGAACTATATGAAAGGTTTACCTCCTGCTTTCATATATTCTGGAGAAGAAGATAATATATCTGCTTTTTCTTCAATATTAAAAGATGATAACTATTATGACTCTACTACGTTAGAGCAATATTACAGCACTGATGAGCCTATATTTAAGTCATTTGTAGATCACTACATTAGATACAGTTCATTTATTGTAGTAAGTTTTCATGATAGAAAAATTATCAACAAAACACTAGGAGCTCCTTTGGAAGTAATTAGTGTTCCTTATAATGATTTTTACGATAAGTCAGATAGTATATTTGAGTCAATAGCTAAATTTGATGGCAAAGTTGACTACTGTTTATTCGATTGCCCATTGTTATCTTCTGCTCTTCCTCATAAGATCTGGAATGAGCTTAACATGTCAATGATAGATCTAGGTAAGGTATTTTCTTTTGCAAGAACCAATTACATCAATAGTGTACGAGAAAAAGAAAATGAAAAAAAAGATAGATCAAGACGATGATCTTTTTCTTGTAGATTTACTTTTAGAATCTGATTTATCTTTACCAGCAATTGCTAAAGAAGTAGATCTTTCAATTAAAGATTTGAACAAAAAGATAGCACAGCTAGGTCTTACCTGGATTAAAGAGCAAAGAAAAAAAAGCTCAAGAGGTCAGTCGGCATTAACTGCTGTAATGAAGAAGCTTCTTCCAAATGAGAAGATAATAAACGAACATCATTTGGGGGATAAGCTTAGATTGGACGTATACTGTCCAAGCTATAAACTTGCAGCTGAGTTTCATGGAAGACAGCATTTTTATTACACTGAAAGATTTTTTGATTCTAAATATGAGTTTGAAGAAGCTCAAAAAAGAGATATTAAAAAAGTTCAAATGTGTAAAGAACAAGGAATTGCACTTATTGTTTTCAGGTATAACGATCTTTTGACTGAAGAGTCTGTATACTCTAGAATGATAGAAGCGATTAGGTCGAGTGAATGGAAAAATGCAGAACCTAATGTTCTAAAAAAACCACTATCACAAAATGCTTTCTATCAACAGCAGAAGAAGAAAAACAGCGAACATAAAAAACAAGTTTATCGAGCTATAAAACAGCGAAAGAAAAACCAGTGACTGATCAAGAAACCAACATAGAAGAGTACCCAATAGAGTATCAACTATTCGCCTTATCGTTTAAGGATCCTGGTGCTATACAATTCTTTAAGGAAAATATACTTCCTGAAGAAGTTGGTTTCTTGCATAATCAAAAAGGTATTGGAGAGTTCTATGGGGCACTTGTTTCTTTTCATGATTTAACTAAACTAGAAGTAGTTGATCCAATGGCTTTTAAGACTTGGATAGAATCAGAAACAAACATCTACAATGCACTGGGGGGCTCGGTTGGCGTTGAGTCAATGATGTCTATATTAATGAACTTAGAGCTGTCCAATAAAGAGTCAGTATCAAAGGTAGTCAATCATAAAGCCTCTAAGAAAAAACAATTAAATTATATAGAAGAATTAAAGTTCTTAATATCCAATAAGTCAACCAAGAGTGACCAAGAGATAGAAAGAATCAATGTTCTTGTTGGTCTAATCAAAGATATAGAAAATGAATCTGACTATAATCCATTAGACACTGTCACTACAGCCAATCAGATGATAGATAGAGTAGACAACTTACTCGACGTTCCAGACTTCATGCCAACGCAGTTTAAATCGCTCAATAGAGCCATGGGGTATACAGATGAGGGAGGCTTCTTCAAAGGGGCCGTACACGCCATTATAGCCCCCTCTGGTAAGGGTAAGAGCACGTTTGCTAAGTGCCTGGTTAATCATTGGGTTAGTACTGGATATAGAGCCCTGTATGTTAACTTTGAAGAGGCTCAGTCCCACTGGGAGAGAGTTCTCATGACTCAGGTAATCGGGCATAACGTCTATGCTAATGCAGATAGATGGTCCCCAGAAGAGAAGCTAAAGTATTCAAATTTATTTAAATCAAAGTTATCAGAATGGGGTGACCGCTTAATGGTTAAGCATGATCCTGATACTCCTTATTTTGAGGATCTGGAAAAATGGCTTAGAGATATTCTTGGTTACGGAAAAGATATACCCGATGTGATAGTCATCGACACAATCCAGTCTATGTTTACAAAAGGTAAAGGAAAAGCTCGTTGGGGTGAATTTGAAGAAATGATGGTCCGCTTAGAAAAGCTAGCCAGAGATATGAACTGTGTCCTTATCATTACTGCACAAGAGAACTCTAACAGAATGAAAGAAAAGCGTGAAGTAGTCCAACAGTCTGATACTGGTGGGTCTTTAGCTATTCAACAAAAGTGTGCCGTGACGATATTTATTACTGAAAAAAGACTCATAAGTGGCGATGAAACAGAAGATGATACAATCATGCAGCTGCAAATTCCTAAAAACAGAATAACTGGTTCTACTTTTGTGTATGATCCGCCTCTGGTTAGATATGTAGATGCCAAAAAGATATATGAGGATTATGAGATTGTAACAGAGGAAACTTATGATTCTAATTCAATCCTAGACGATCTATTAAATGGAGGTTTATTTAGCTAATGAAATTAGTTACCCCTAAATCAATTAAAGACTTTCAAACATGTTCTTTGCTGTACAACTACAGACATGAAGAACAATTACCAGAGACAATAGGCGGAAGAGACCTAATAGCTGAAAAGTTTGAAAATACAATAAAAGACATAATATACTTCTTCTTCTACAAGAAGCAAGGTGGGTACACCCCTTCTTACGCTTCTCTATTAAATAGATGGGAGAAGTTATGGTTTTCAAGTGATGTTTCTTCTTATGACATAATGACAGAGCAGCACGAGAGTGCATATGGCAACAATGCCAGCCTTACTACAAAAGCTGCAGCAGTATTACTTTCTTTTTATGAATCGTTCTCTGACTCTTCATCAATTCCCATAGCGATTAACGAAGACTTTGTCATACCTTTAACTCCCAATATTAAAATAAAAGATAGATTTGATATTATCCTTTCCCATAAAGGACATTATCTTGTGATGAAGTTGATGTTTAACTTCAAAAATAATCACCAAAACATGTATCAGGTTGACTTTAGTTCTTTATACGCAGCTTTTGCACACAAGAACCCAACTAAAGTAAGCAGTTTAAAGGTTGGGTATTGTGATCTATTAAGTTCCAATACTGATTTTCAAGAGTATGAAATACTAGAAGATGATTTAGTTGCACTAAAATTTTGGGGTGAAGAAATAAATTGTACTGAAAAGTTTATTCCAAGAAGAGGTTTAACTTGGTATTGTAAGAAATGTCCGTTTGATAAACCGTGTTCAAAATGGACTCCTAATACAAAGGTAGAAGTTAATGTCAAAAAGTAGATTAGGGATAATGCTTGATCAAGAAAAGACTGATCAAATAAATGTCATAGCTCATTCTTTTAAAAAAACACCAGAAAAATTTATCAATGATATAATACAATCAACATATGATAAAATACAAATGTTAACATTGAAATGGGATGATGATGAACAATAAATCTATTTTAGATGACCTATTAAAAGACGAGCCGGTGTTTAACTCAAACGATGAAGAAGATACTATACTATCTCCTTTGATAACCGAAATTAATATGATTGAGAATCATGGGATTAGATCCTTTGTAAGATCAATACTTATCCAGTCTAAAATGTTTTGGTCTATACCATCAAGTTTTTCTGGCAAGTATCATCCACCTGATGAACACAACTATGGAGGAAACGTTCTCCATACAAAAAGAGTAGTGCGAGCATCTAAGGTCATAAGTGACTCCTATTCTTTAACTTCTAGTGAAAGAGATCTTGTTTACGCAGCATGCTTACTGCATGACGTAACCAAGGGGGTAGGCGATCCAGACTCTAAAGACCCAAAGTCTTTTGTGTACGATCCACTTCATCCTTATACTGTGGGAATGTTTGTCAAAAAATGTCAAGAAAATGATAAGAAGTATTCTTCTGAGTCTAGTTCTTCAACCCTGTTTATAGATGAAGATACAGTCCAATCTATAATGAGACTAGTAAGATGCCATCTGGGCCCATGGTCTCCGGTCCCTGAAACTGTTCCTGTAACTTATTTGGATATAATAGTTCATATATCAGATAACTTAGCTTCCAAACTACATTATGTAACTGACGGAGATGAAATAGTCCAAGAAAGATGGACTATAGGTAAGAAAGAAGAATAAAGTGAATAGCGATCATGTTATGTCTGCTAGAACTATAGCCATAGATAAAATGGAGTTTTACATACAAGAGTCGATATATTACAGGTCTTATAGCGAACATATGAATCAGGACTTGAAGATTGTTTTGTGGAATATAAAAGAAGAAATTGGAAAAGCTAGAATAGAATGAAGATATCATCAGAGAACAAATTTTATTCTAAATGGCAGTATGTCGAACTAGCTAGATTCATACCTAATATAAAACGTGTCATCAGAGAAAAAGACCAAGATGGAAATATGCTTTACGATTTTCGTAGGGTAAAGCCATATTCAGATAAGTATGATAATACTGGGATCTATACATCTGTATGGAGATTCAATTCAGAAGACCTACAAACAGCTATTAGATTTGGCTCTCTTTATTTCGATATAGACAATGATGATATGAATATTTCATATGATGAAGTTAAAAAATTATATTCTCATTTAAATAAATTTATTCCAGATGAATCTATTATAGTTTATTTTACTGGAAAAAAAGGATTTCACATTGAATGTGAAGTAATAGCACTGGGTATAAATCCAGGAAACAATCTGCCTATTGTGTTTAGGCATATTGCCACTGATCTTAAGGAAAAGCTAGAGTTAACATCACTTGACTTTAGCGTTTATGATCCAAGAAGAATGTGGAGACTCGCAGGGACCAAGCATCAAGACACTGGTTTGTATAAAACCATTATCAGCAAAGATCTATTATTCACAAACATAGAAGCAGTTAGGTTATATAGTTCAGAATATCATGAACCTATAGTAGAAGACCAAAAGTTCTCCAGTACAGCAAATCAGTGGTACGCAGATTATGTGTTACAGGTAGATGATCTAAAAAACAAACCTCGAGATGTTTTGGCTCATTTTAATCAATATGGTTCTTCTGGGAATAAGACATTTTCAGAATCAGAAAAGATCTTTGAAAAAGAAAAGCTATTAGACAAATGCCCCTCTGTTAAAAGATTATATGAACAGGCAAAAGAAAAGCATTATCTAGAGCACGAAGCAAGATTATTTTTATGTTCTATATTAACTTATTCAGAAGAGGGTGTACAATATCTACATGAGATATTGAGTTATTGCGAAGATTATAATATATCTAAATCTACAGCTCATATTAATGACTGGATAAAAAGAAGAGATATGGGAATAGGCGGTAGGCCATTTACCTGCGAAAGAGCGAACGCAGCTGGTGTTGGATGTGGTCAATGTTCTTTGGAGGAAAAAAATAAATGGATAAAAATAAATGGTAAGTTTTTTGAAACAAATGAAAAGTCATCACCGTCACCAGTACGTTTTGCATATTCAACAAAGAAGGAGGTGAATCATGAGTAATCAAGAAGACGATGCAATTGGACTATGTTCCGAATGCAAATCAGATCAAATGGATAGTACAATGTTTAGAAGCGTTTTTGCACAGAACGGAGTTCCTCCAGTCTGCAAATATTGTGGTGGAGTTGTCATCATAGTTATGAGATCGCAAAGAGATCAAGCAATAAATCAACTAGATAGAGAAAGAGGTCTCTAGTGAAAAACTGGACCAACCTACATAATCATACCGTATTCTCCATGTTGGATGGACACGGTAGTGTAGAACAATATCTAGAAAGAGCTAAGTCATTGGGGATGACTGGGTTAGCGACTACTGATCATGGAAATATACATTCATGGCTAGACTTTTACGATGCAGGGAAGTCTGCAGGAGTAAAGCCAATTCTTGGCTCTGAATTCTATCAAGCAAGAAAGAGTAGATTTGATAGAGACCCAGAAGAAAGATCTGGTCCTTCAAAAAACGAATGGGAACAAAGAGGCCCATATCACATAACTATATTGGCAAAAAATAATACTGGATATCACAATATTATCAAGATGTCGTCTAGAGCTTTTACTGAGGGCTACTACGTTAAGCCTAGAATAGATCACGATTTAATCTCTCAGCATTCAGATGGAATTATAGTTCTTTCAGGATGTCTTAACGGAGAAGTATCTCAGGCTCTTTTAAGAAAAGATTATAATACCGCATTAAAGCATGCGGCGACAATGCAATCAATCGTAGGTGCAGAAAACTATTTTATAGAGATTCAAAACCACGGTATTGAAGAACAGCTTTCGATCATACCTGATCTAATTAGACTAGCTAACCACATTGGTGCAAAGGTCGTTCCATCCGGTGACTGCCACTATGTCCATCAGCACGATGCAAACGCTCATGACATAATGCTCTGTGTAGCAACTAACTCTAATATACATACTCCCAATAGATTCTCTTTTTCTGGAGATCAGTTCTACCTGCAGTCATACGATGAAATGGCTTCTATTTTTTCTGAAGAACTTCTTAGAAATACAATGCACGTTAATGACATGATCGATGTTGATTTAAACTTTGGCGATATACACTTTCCTAATTTTCCGATTCCAACACAAGAAACATCTGTAGATTATTTTGAAAGATTAGCTTGGGACGGGCTGAAAAGACGATACGGAAACGAATTACCTCAGCATATAGTCGAAAGAGCTAACCACGAAATAAAAGTAGTTAAGGAAATGGGTTTTCCAGAGTACTTCTTAGTTGTTTCAGACTTGGTTAGATGGGCTAAGGAAAATGATATTAGAGTTGGTTGGGGTAGAGGCTCTGCTGCAGGTAGCGTTCTCTCCTATGCTTTTGACATTACTAACTTAGATCCAATTAAGTTTGGACTTATGTTTGAAAGATTCCTCGTAGAAGGAAGAAAGTCAATGCCCGATATTGACTTAGACTTTGATGATAGACATAGAGATAAAGTTATTGAATATGCACGCACAAAATACGGCAGTGACCATGTTGCTCACATCTGTACGTTTAACAGAACAGGTGCTAGACAGTCTATACGAGATGCTGCAAGAGCTCTAGGATATGACTTCTCTACGGGAGATAAAGTCTCTAAATTAGTTCCACCACCAGTTCTAGGTGTCTCTAAATCATTAAAAGATTGTATGGATGTTTTTGAATTTTCGCAATTGTATAATTCAGATTCAGATGCAAAGATAGTCATAGATACAGCTTTTGGTCTAGAAAACCTAGTTCGTCAAACTGGTATCCATGCTGCAGGTATCGTGATATCTAAAAATGAATTAACTGAATATCTTCCTATTATGAAAAAGGGAGTAGATAGCCCAATAGTTACCCAATGGGATATGGGCAGAGTAGAGCAGTGCGGACTACTTAAGATCGACTTCCTTGGTCTAAGAAACTTAGGAGTCATAGACAACTGCATAAAGTTAGTTAAGAAGAATAAGAATATAGATATTGACGTAGACACAATCCCTATCGATGATCAAAAAACATACGATCAGTTGGCCAAGGGCAATGCCGTAGGAGTCTTTCAGTTGGAGTCTGCTGGTATGCGTGAGTTAATGGTTCAGCTGCAACCAAGAGACATCCAAGATATTATGGCTCTAATATCACTATATAGACCGGGTCCAATGGGTTCTGGAATGGATAAGCTTTTTATAGATAGAAAGCACGGGAGAAGTAAGATTGTATACGATCATCCTAAGCTAGAAAAAGTATTAGGTCCATCTTTAGGAATCATGCTATATCAAGAAGATGTTCTAGGAGTGTCTAGGGAGTTAGCTGGATTTTCTTCTGCTGAAGCAGACGACTTACGTAAAGCTATTGGTAAAAAACAGATGGATAAAATTTCTTTATTCAGAAAGAAGTTTGTAGAAGGTTGCATAAGTGTTTCTGGAATATCAGAAGATAAAGCTAACAAGATCTATTCAGACATTGAGTACTTTGGAGGATATGGTTTTAACAGAGCACACGCTGCTAGTTATGCAATGATTTCTTATGTAACTGCTTATTTAAAAATGAACTTTACAGCAGAATACATGGCAGCCTTGATGAGTTCGGTAGTTGGAAACAAAGATAAACAATCCCTATATTTATCAGACTGCAGAAAACTTGGCATTAAAGTAAGAACTCCTTCTATCAATAAATCAGGTAAAGACTTCAATGTATTAGATGATTACAATATTATCTTTGGCCTATCAGCAATCAGTGGAATTGGCGATTCAATTGCGGAAGCAATCATAAACTGTAGAGATGAAAATAAACCATATGTAAATATGTATGACTTCTTTAGGAGATGTGATTCTGCTATTCTTAAAAAATCAACGCTAGAACACTTAACCTATTCTGGGGCTATAGATGAGTTGATATACGTAGATGAAGAATTAGATATCAATAGACAAAATGAATTGGCAATTCTAGAAAAAGAAAAAGAAGAGTTAGGCATCTACGTTTCCAAGCACC